TAGAGAATCCATTAGGGAATATGTATACGGCATCCTAATATCGTCTGAGTTAACAGCGATATAGGCAAAAGCATTGTTGGCATTTGAATCAGCGGCATACGTTTCACCACTTCTGCAAGCATTAACCCCATCATATGCAATTGGGCAATAAGATGCACCCCTACTTTCAACATCTAGAGTGAAAGGCTTCTTGTCGGTGTTAACACAATCAGAATTGAACATTTTGTTGAATTTGTCAATGGCAGTACTTCCCTTTTTAATACCGAAGAAGAAATAGAATGAATTATTATACAACGGCATATCATGGTACTCGCCTCTAACGTGATAAAAATGTCTTATTCTTCCCTCGGTATTTTCAGTAAATCTTCTTCCATTTTCACTTCCAAGCCTGAATGTTAAATAAGAGTTATCCACAACATCTACGGTATCTTGGTTGAAATTTCCAGCATAATATTCAATTGGGCTAGTCATCCTTCCGTCAAAATCTACCAAATATAGATATTTGAACTTTGGAACAAAATAATTCGTATTAGAATCAAGAACTTGAGTCTCATATAAATTATGAACATTTTGGTATTCTTGTGGTATGAAACCAATATGGTTCATAGTTGCAAACATTGACCTATTCTCAGTGTCATCCAATTCGTGTTTGGTTATGAATCCATCTGTATCCATAACGCCATATTCAATAGAACCTCCGTTTCTGTATGACTTGTCATATCTCATATCTAATGACACACCAAGCTCACTCATCCTTTCAACGTTCACACAAGACTTTACTCTAGTTCTAGCGTATGTGCAAGCTAAATCCATAAACAAGCCAGTCTTATAGATTGGGGTTTCTTCATCTCCATCGTGATTCCAATCCATTCCAGTTACTAGTGCACTTTCAGTGGCTTCAGCATTATCATTTTCATCGTCTTCATCTTCAATTGTTGCAATTGGAGGTATATTTGCTGTTGTAGAAGGTAAACATCTATAAAATTGCGGTATTCCATAGATATTATCCACATTTAAATTACCCAAAAGAATAATGTCGGTTGCATAAAGTCTAATTGCTTGAAAATCTGAAGGCATTAAACCCATTTCATTCTCTTCATTGTCGTTTTCACTTGTTGGCTGAATGGCTGAATAATAATAAATGTTTAATCCATCATTATTCTCAATTTGTTTTATTAATCCTCTGCGATAACGAACTTCTCCAGGTCTATTCTTATGCCAATTATGTTCACTTTCTGGTGATGTGGCGTTGTTTGTTCCCAAATCATTGCTATTATATCCAAGATTACAAGTAACAATTGTTTTTAACTTGCTAAATGTATTTGAATCTGAGCAATACTCGTTTTTAGCCCTTCTTGTGAAAAGACCGAATAAATAACTTCTTTTTTTTCTTTTTCTCCAAAACCATAAAGGCATATACAATACACCATTTATCCAGTCTTGATAGAAATCTAGCTTTACGATTTTATATTCAACCGCAAGCCTTCTTTGTACTCTATCGATAAGCTCTTGTTTATCATCATCGAAAGCACCTCCATGTTTATGGCATCTGTTATCTTCCATATAATCAGGACAATCTCCATAATGGTGACTTCCACACCAACATCCAACAAAATACACATCATTTCCTTCATCAATACCTGGAGAAAGTGCCAAACAATCTGGGGCATCAATCGAAATATTTATAAGACCCCCAGTAAACCATTTAATTGCCTTAAGAATTAAATTAACAGCGTCAAATATAATCAAAACGCTGCACAAAACCATATTAATAAACCAAACAACCCATACAACAATGGTATAGATAATACAAATTATCATATAGACAAATGAAATGTCTATATTCAATTTGTTAAAAGGTATTTGGTTTTTGTCTTCAGCAAGGTTAGCTCCCTTTAAAGCACCATAATTTTTTGATGTTGCCCTTCTAGCAACTTGTACTTTCGGGATATAGTTCTTTACACTATATACATTGTTCCAATATAAATCCCTAAAACAGCTTAAAGGTGTGGTAGAACCGAAATTATACATTTTTTCAACTTCTGCCCCACGCTCATGGATTCTAGGAATCTCGCTTTCTTCAGAAAATATAGGATTCATAGGAACTAAGTATTTTGCTGTATGGCGAGAAATGCCCTCGTCACTAGTTTCATTCTTACTTATCCTAAATCTAACTTGTGTTCTTGTTGGTATACCCTTATTTGGATTATCAGTTGCGACAATGTTACCGTATTCGTCAGTACCGATATAATCTAAGTTCATCGGTATTTGGTAACACCACACCCCGTTTTCATCTATAAGCTGGTTTCCTTGTATCTGAAACTCTTCAACTAACCCATCAGTGGTTCTCCTAATCATTTCAATTGTACCTTCTCCACCAATAAGTTGATTGTTCATACCATTTTCAACATCTGGTGCGCATTTGTGTCCAATTGCATGACCGTCATTATCAGATATTATTGAACCCATAAATACACAAGTAGGCTCAAATTTATATTGTATTTGAATGTCTGAACGAGTTATTGCTGCAATTCCATTATCTTCATCACCCCAAAAAGGATAAACAAACACACTTTTGTTTTGGGAAAATAACTGTGCGAGATTGTCTAGATTAGTGCTTTCTTTAAATTGGACAGAACTATCGAACATTGATGAGCTATACCCTTTATATTCAAAATCACGAGGTTTTTGTGATAAAACACCAATATCAGATAAATCAATGTCAACGTGAACTGTTACACTACCAGTAGGAACACCAAAAAGCATATAGTCACCAGCATTGTTGGTAACAGTAGTATACTTCCAGTATTTATCGTAAATCTCTAATTGAATATCATTATCCAATACTAGCCTCTTATTAGGAAATGTTCCTACAACTCTATAGCAATCATCGTCACTATCATCTGGCAATAAATTATACCTTCTGCCTTCTTTGTCTTTAGATGCAACTTCACTGTATGGGTAAATACTCTCCACTTCACTAGTGTCATTACCATCCCTAGCTATGAAGACAGAAATCTTTGCATTTGGAATACCAAATGCATCATTAGCAAGAACCCTTCCAACTATAACACCATAATTGGAAGAGTATAATTTATATGCATCTTTCTGTCTCAATTTCAATGACAAGACTTCTAGAAAATCAAAGTCTTGTTTCATATTGACTTGCAGCAAAGTATCTTTTGATATATTTGTATGTATTCTATAACTTTTATCCATATCTATTTCATGTATTTTCCCAAAAACTTAGGTAGAACGATTCTCCCCTTTCCAAATGTAAGTTGATATATTGCCATAAAAACCATTATCGGTATTATAACGATAGCCAAAACACAGAAAATTAAAAAAATTAAACCTTTTACTAAAAACCTTGATGCTTTATTCAAAAAGTTTTCTTCAACATTTTCGCCATACTTATCTTCTAAAACAATTTTCTTTTTACAATTACAAGACATAACACTTTAAATTTCAAAAATAATTTATACAATCTTAGTTCGGCATTGAATGTCATATTTACTGTTTTTTATTTCATACATTGAATTGAAATCACTAAATAAAACTTTATTTACTGCCATTAAATCAATCTGTTTAGACTCAGACCCATCTGGTGTGTTGAATGGTTGTGTCTGAGGAGATTCACACACGCCATTTTCAACTAATTCTGGCAATGGACATTTATCCGTTGAATAACTTCCATTCCAAATCTTATATACCCTTAAATCGATTAAACTTACGACACCATCAATTAATGTAATCTCTTTTTCCAAATCGCCAATGAAAATGTCATCACCCATTTCATGTTTATTTACATCGAAGTAATCAGTAATCTTGTTTATTACCTCCTCTATGACATTTGCTGTGTTATAATTTTTACTAATGAAAACATCAACACCAATACCAATGTTATATATTTTGCCACTCTTAATCTCAATGTAATCGTTTAATTGCTTATAATTGGACATATATTCAATAACATTCTCAACAAGAGTCTGAGGCAACGATGAATCAAGTTGACCCAACGCATTCATACCTAAGAAATCCATCTCAACTTTATTATTAGTCTCTATGACAGAACTCCTAAAAGGTGCTCCGTATTTAGGAGGCATTTGCATCAGTTTAACCTTGTAATCTTGAATCGTGACAGCACGATTTTGAGCACTTGTGTTATATTTCATAAGAGCTTTTATCTCTTCAGTTGATGGCGCATCCTTTCCAGCTAAAGCAGTGCTTATGTTAGTAACAGTAAGAGAAGTCAATACACTTCCCCTTGTTTGACCGTCTGTTTGACTTATGTTTCCTCCCCAATCTATATTCGCAATCGTAATCTTGTTTATTGAATTAGGTCCTAAATTGGTGGAAATGCCACCGCCAACTCTGTAAAGAACATACATAGTCCAACCTTCTTTAGGCAAAACGCCTAGCATATTATTATTGATTTGTTTTGATGCAGCGTAATCAGCATATGTTGTTCCACTATCTGGAACAATTTCATAGCCATTTCCACTGCCAAATATAATCTTTAAGTAACCATTATCAGTGAACTCAGTAATGAATTTCTGCGTAATCGGCTTCCACTTTCCACGATAATACCTAGTGGTTCTTGCTGTAACAGTTTCACCACTACCATTATCTTTTATGACTTCGTAATAATCATCATATAAATGAGGGTTGTAAATGTCGTTTATCACGTATTTATCAATATTAGCCTCACTACCAAATCTATACTGGTCAGCCAATGAATCACACTCAAAAAAACGATATGTCATTACAGATTGGTCAGATATTCTATATTGTTCTTCATCAATATAATATTCGTATATTTGTGGACTACTATTAAAATCACTAGTCTCCTTAAATATAATGGATTCAATATTCATTACATTTCTCTCTGGCAATACAATTTCCATAAATGGTTTCAAATCATTTGAATAAATCACTTTTTTGTAAATCTTAGTAACCCCGTTAATTACTATTGTTGATTTTGAAACCTTATATCCAGTAATGTTTCCATTGTCATCCCTAACCGCTGACATCTTCCTATTAGAAAAACCGTCTTTGTTAAACTGTTCAGCAAAATTAACATCCTCAGTTAATTGATAGTTATACTCACCAGCAGAAACAATACTAGTGCTTTGGAGAATAGGTGCATAATTCCAATTTGGAAGATGAATGTTAGTGCTGTCAATAGGCAAAACACAACTAACCTCAACCTCACAAATTGAAGACTTAGAACTAGGAATCTTTAAACCATTTGCTCTAGCTTGGTTTAAAACTGTACTCCTCAATTTGGCACTATCAATGTTTGTCTCTTGATACATTCTATCAGTGTGATAACTAAGGTTATCGCCAACATCTGATACAAGGTCAATAAACCATGCGCCAATGCTAGAATCATTGAAATCATCAGATAATTCTGGATAATATTGCTTTGAAAACTTTATAAGCTCATTTTTAATTGATTCGAAATCACGAGCTAAATAATTGATTTTTTTCTGACTCATACTAATCTTTTACGTGTTTTTGTTTATGTTCCCTTAGTTATACTTGTACAACTATGCTGTCATTTGTTACCTTATTTCCCTCAGAAACACTGTAGTCTAACCTAACATATATTTCTGATTCATTCTCTTCATTTTTTACAACTTTTATGTCATTTATTATTATGTTACTTGACCACATCTTTACTGCATCACTTACTTCTTCCTTTACAGCTTCCCAAGTAATTGATTCATTTTGGTCAAATATAAATTTAATTAAATCAGTTCCAAACTGAGGAAGTCTAAGTCTTTGACCTTTAGGTGTGAACACGATGTGCATAAGTTGGCTTCTAATTTTGTCTTTAATGCTTCCATTTACATCTACATAGAAATTCTGAAACCCTTCAGAAGTAAACGGATATTTAATGCCCATATATTGTCTTTTTGCCATATCAAAATTATTTCTCTATAAGTATTATAAAAAATAAAATTTTTGGAGATAATATAAACAAAAAAAAGCGAGAGTAACATAACTCTCGCTTAATTTACAAATATAGTCTACTATTTAACACCTACCGTTATTACTTTGGTCGCAAATATTGACGTTATACTTTACCATCTTTACTCCACATATAATATCCATAAACACAATTGGCAGTCCAAAATATAAACTGAGCAACCATACACCAATCACCAGCTATTGCCCACATAATTATACTGCCAAGGTCAATTATCAGCCAATAGAACCAACTCTCCTTGAACCTCAATATCATAAGAATTTGAGCCACAAATGCTGGAACCGTTGTCACCGCATCCATAAATGGCTGAGTATCATTGGTTATCAGTAAACCATCAAACAATGCGACAGATGCTAATGCAGTTGCCACAAACACCAATACGTTTTGTTTTGCTGTGAGGTGACGTGTTTTCACCTCTAAGGATTCGTTATCGTAATGACTATTCCAATGGAACATTCCATACAGCATAGTAACGAGGTAAAATATGTTTTCTGCAATCTCTCCGTATAGATTTTGTTGCAAGCATAACATTACATATGTAATGAGCTGGGCAAAGCCAAACACATAGAATGAAATCTTCTTTTGGCTGCATAAAACAACTGAGATAACACCAAGCATACCACTAGCAAGTGATAGCTTAGTGCTCCCCATTACTAACACCACAAAGCCTTGCGTAAGCAAACCAACAAGCATGAATATCAGTCCAAACCTAGTGAGGTTAAAACTATTTCCGCTTTCTAGTGCTATAACATCAGATAGTCTATTATTCGTCATATACCGAATTGATATAATCTTTAACTCTGTTGAAATTGGTCAAGAAACTTCCATCAAGTATCTCTACCTTATCCCACAAACCAAACTGCTTCAAAAGCTCTGTAAGCTTGTTAAAATTGGCTATACGCTCGTCAATGGATGCTTGCTTCATGTAGCGGCTACCATCATCAACAAACTTGTTCTTTGGTGGCAGCAAGAAAATCTTATCCCACTTAACACGACCTTCAAGAGACTTTGCCACTGGTAATACCTTATTCTCATATTCCTCTTTTGTAATAGGAACATTTGGGTCATCTACATATGCAAGGGCATACATCAATGTAACAAGGTTATCTGTGTCTGAAATAAACACACCATTGTCATTATTGAATACCCTCTTACGCATATCTAGGCTCTGTCCTACGAGGAAATCAACAAAATCGTCTGCTGTGAGGTCTGTATCAACCTTACCCTTATTGAGCAAGTCATCACGCCCAAACTCTTCTGAGTGCTGAATACCGAAATACGT